CAAGCTTAATGGCTATCACGGCACCGTAACGTGCTTCTTACAAGGGGAGATCAGCCGATATGTGGTTTAACAGAGTTTGCGTATTCGACCTAGAGTGTGGCACTAGCCGTGTCGGAGAAAACAATACTCGGGACAACAGCCCCTTCAATCCCTGCAATAAACTGGTGAGCATTCACTGGAAAGTGCTGCGTGATGTTACTAATGCGGAGATGCTGGCAGAAGATTTAGCTGCACCCGTTAAGACACACTTAGTATATCACCACGAGCTACCCTACCCGGATAGAGGTAAGTATCCTGCTGAGTTCGTCGCTGATTTGGACAGCAGTGATGTGTGTGTTGCCCACAACCTGAAGTTTGATGCGAATTGGCTGCGCAGCATCAACATAGAGCTGCCTGAGCATGGCTGGTGTACGATGATTGGTGAGTACATCCTAGCTCGGGGGAACCATGTAGAGAAGTCTCTCAAGGCCACTGCGGACAGAAGAGATGTGACGCGCAAAAAGTCTGACCTTATCGATGCAGAGTTTAAGGCGGGCAAAGAGTTCTATGAAATTGAGCTGGCTAAGGTGGTTGAGTACGCCGAGGCTGACGTGCAGTCCTGCGCGGAGATATTCATGGCCCAGCTAGAGGACTTGCAGGAAGAGAAAAACAAAGGCCTGTTGTCTACCTTCAAACTAATGAATGAGATGCTCTTCTTCCTTTGCGAGATTGAGTATAACGGCATCCACATTGATAAGGACATACTTTTAGAAGTAGGTGATGCCTACCGAGCTGAGAAGAAGGACATCAAAGCTAGGCTAGAAGAGATCGTTCAAGACGTTATGGGCGACACCCCGATTAATCTTAACTCTGGGGCAGACCTGTCAATGGTCATTTATTCGCGTAAGCTCGAAAGAAAAGAGCATTGGAAGGACACAATGAACATTGGCACAGACTGGCGAGGTAAGCCCCTATACCCGCCAAGAATGTCCAAATCCAAGTTCAATGAGCAGGTCAGATTTAGCACGAGAGTGGTGAAGCGCACAGTAGCGCAGCACTGCCACACATGTAACGGTACTGGCTATATACGCAAGACCAAGAAGGATGGCACCCCATACAAGAATCATAGCCCCTGCCCAGATTGCAAGAAGGTTGGAGCAACCTACCAAGAGACAGGCACTGTAGCTGGATTGAAGATGATACCCGCAGGCGTTGCTGATGCTAGTGTACATGGATTCAAGACTGACAAGATGACCCTGCAACGGCTTGTGGGTCAGGCTCAGGACAAAGATAATCTGGTTGCTGTAGACTTTCTGCAAAAGATGATACGCCTCAACGCGATTAATACTTATCTGGATAGTTTTGTCACCGGAATTGACACTTGGACCCGTGATAATAACCTGCTTCATGCTAACTTTAATCAGGCAATAACTAGAACCGGCAGATTGTCGTCTAGCCAGCCTAATTTTCAGAACCAGCCCAAGGGCAACAAGTTCCCTGTGCGCAAGGCCATACGGTCACGCTTTGAAGACGGCTGGATATATGAAGTTGACTTCAGTGGCCTAGAGTTTCGTGTTGCTGGTGAGCTAAGCGGAGATGAGCAGATAATATCTGACATTCTGAATGGCAAAGATGTACACAAACAGACTGCCATGATTATCAATCAGTGTAGTAAAGAAGAAGTCACGAAGGAGATGCGCCAGCAAGCTAAGGCGTATACTTTTGGTCCTCTCTTTGGGGGGCGAGGCGCTGGTGAGCCTAAGCATATCCAGCACTACTTCGATGAGTTCTTTAATATCTATAGTGGTCTGGCCAATTGGCACAAAGAGCTTTTTACCGGCGTTTTGAACGATGGTCTGGTCAAGATACCCTCTGGCCGGGAGTACTTCTTCCCAAACGCTAAGCGGCTTGCTGGCGGGCGTATAACGAATGCCACAGCAGTGATGAATTACCCTGTACAGGGCTGGGCTACTGGCTGCATCGTGCCTTTAAGCTGCGTCAGAGCTTTGCGCCGTTTCAAGTCTGAAGGACTGCGCAGCAAACTCATATGCAGCGTCCATGACAGCATCGTGTGTGACGTGGCGCCCGAGGAGACGGAGCAAGTTAAACACGCCCTAGTATGGGCAATGGCTGGCGTAGTCGATGAGGCTAAGGAGCGCTGGAACCACGACTTCCGATTACCCCTCGACGTTGAAGTATCGCGAGGGAGAGACTGGATGGCTCAGGAAGAAATACCCCTTGACTAGGGGTACTTATTAAAGCTATTCTTAACACCCCAACTAAATACCATTGAGGTAAAAAATTATGAGCAGCACAGAATTATCAGCAGTAGACCAAAGTGAAGTAGCAATGCTTCTAGGCGCCCTTCAGGGAAACACTTCTGAGGACACAATAAAAGTACCGTTTCTGAAGGTGCAGTACGAGCCAGAGGACAAGCAGGGCCGTGACGTTAAGCGGGGTACCTTCCTGCTAAGCGACTCTGAAAATCCAGTGTATGCAACGACTGCAAAGATTCGTGTATTGGCACAACACTTTCAATACCGAGAGTCTGATCCCCAGACGTACAAGATCGTGAACAAGACGGTTCTGATGGATGATATGCGCAAGCGTGAACCGCGTGATATGAAAGGTGGCATGCGTTGTGGCCGTCCTGATGCCAAGACTCTTCGCCAGCTATCTGATGAAGACCAGCAAATGTGGCGTAAGCGCGTTCAGGCGTTCCGTATCCTACGCGGCATTGTCACGATGGAAGGCAAGAATGCTGATGGCGAAACTGTCAAGGTTGAGAACCAGCCTTTTCAGATGTTTTTGAAGGGCATCAATTTTATCCCCTTCGAGGATAGTGTCATCAAGGCTTTGCCACACGGCAAGGGCATGACAGATATCTGGGTAGATTTGAGCACAACGAAGAAGGGTAAGGCCTTTATCATTGACTTCGCCGCTGACTACAACACTCCCGCTGTCATGGATACCGATACGGTAGACACTCTACGAGTATTCTACGACATGGCCAAACAAGAGAACCAGCGCATTGAGACGGGTTACAAGAATGCGCATTTGGAGTCTGAAGCTTTCGGATCAGCGTCTGATGCAATTAATGGATATGCAGAGGACCTAGAGGCTGACTTAAATTAATTTCCTCGCAACCTTTGGGGGGCTTTGCCCCCTTTTTTTTCCTTAAAAAATTATAGAGGTCTGTTATGTCACTTAATATCGTTGAAGCTGAGCTACAGATGGTAATGGAGCGCCTCTCCAATGGCGAGAGCGTTGATGTGCCTGAACACGTCATAGATGAAGCAGTACAGGACTTCAGAGATACCCTAATCAAACAACTGCGCAGAGAGCAGGGTGAATTTCGCCTGCGTATGAGCAACATAGGCAGAGCACCATGCCAGCTCCAGATGGAGAAGTCAGGGGCACCTGCTTCGCGTAGGCCCGCCAGTTTTATTCTGCGAATGATGATTGGAGATGCGGTGGAAGTTTACCTCACTGCCCTACTCAAACTTGCCAGTGCCAACATCACTGGGGGCAAGGATGTCGTAAGCTTTGATATTGCTGGCACTACGATTAAAGGCGAGTCAGATATCGATATTGACGGCGCTGTTTGGGATATCAAGTCCTGCTCCCCTTGGGCTTTCAAGAACAAGTGGGCGAAGGGGTATGACGGCCTTAAAAAGTCAGATGACTTTGGGTATATCGGCCAGCTCTACGGCTACAGCGAAGGACAAGGCAAGCCAATGGGTGGGTGGATAACCGCCGACAAATCTAGTGGCGAGGTCCTAGTCGTTGAGGCTACCCCCACTGGCGCTGAGACGGCCCAGATTAAAGCAAATTTAGAGAATACGATAAGGACTGTCGATTTGGATAAAGAATTTAAGCGATGTTTTGAGCCGGAAGAAGAGTTCTTCTACCGCAAGCCTACAGGCAATAAGCGCCTGCCAATGAACTGCTCGTTCTGCGACTACCGGGCAGCTTGCTGGCCTGATGCTGTTTATAAGCCTCAGGCTGGATCAAAGGCCATAGCGCCCCGGCACTTTTGGTACACGGAGTACAATGATGTTAGTGATTGACGACTTTATCTCTGAGGGTTCTTATCTTTTTTCTAAGCTAAACTCGCCTGATGCGTGGGAGAACCTACCAATAGACACTGCTTGGCTAAGCATCGAGGACTATAACAATTCCCGTGGTTGGGCAGAGATTCGTGTAGACGTCTGGCACGATATAATTCAGAAGATTTACTGCCAGTTACCCCTTGAAGCCCGAGACAACATTAAGGGCTTTGAGTACTGGGGAAACCAGATAGCAGGATATGATAGTCTCCCTTGGCATCAAGATAAAGACGAGCATGTCTTTGCTAATTCAGGTGAAACTGTGTCTCCAAGTGTAGGGTTCGTTTACTACCCGTATCAGGACATCTTTACGGGTGGCTATCTGGAGATAGCAGTTAAAGACGACTTTGATGAGCTTGAACGAATACAGTCGAAGTTTAATCGCCTCATAATGTTTGATCCATCCCAGTACCATCGGGTTTCTCGTGTTCACACAGGCAACAGACGAGCATTTATCGTCAATGTGTGGACCGATCACACACCACAGGTATCCACTAATGTCTAATTTAAAGCCATGCACGACATGTGAAGTCAATGACGGAGTAGTACTGCACCGCGGAAAGGTGCTGTGCCCGTCCTGCTATTCTAAATTACCTGAGCTTTGGCGACACCCGCCACGAGCTGGGGGCCCGTTTCAGCCCCACCCTACTCGTAAGCGGGGTAGCGTATGAAAAAGCCGTATGCGGCATCTAAAAGAGCAATTCAGGCAGGTTATCGATCAGGGCTAGAGCAGAAGATTCAGGATCAACTCAAGAAGGCAGGATGTAATGCTGAGTATGAGCCTTTTAAAATACCTTATACTGTTCCTGCGTCTAACCACAATTACACACCAGACTTTGTGCTAGAGAACGGCATTGTCATTGAGAGCAAAGGCCGCTGGGACTTGGACTCTCGCAAGAAGCATAAGCTCCTAAAGCAGCAGTACCCAGACTTAGATTTGCGCTTCGTTTTTAGCAACTCAAATGCGCGTATCCGTAAAGGCGCAAAGTCGCGTTATAGAGATGAATGTGAGAAGATGGATATCTTGTACGCCGACAAGCTTATCCCCGAGGAATGGATGGATGAGCCTGACAACAAGCGGTCCCTCAAAATAATTAAGAAACTTACCTAATGAAAGAGGAGAAGCAGTATGGAAAAGCCACGAAGATTAAATGACGCAACACCGGAAGAGTGGAATGCCCTTCGCTCTCAGGCCCCAGCCATTGAGAAAACCGGATTAGAGTCGTGGATGCAAGAGGCCCACAACATCAGTGAAGATGTCGTTAATAATCCACAGCATTACAACAACGGCAATGTGGAGGCCATTGAGGCTATCCAAGCCAGCATGTCTCCTATTGAGTTTCGAGGCTACCTCAAGGGAAACACGATGAAATACCTTTGGAGGTACGACTATAAGGGCAAGCCTCTACAGGACCTCCAGAAGGCCTCTTGGTACTTAGATGCACTAAAGGCAGCATTAAAGGAAGAAGCATAATGATGACATTTGATGATTACCAAGAAGTAGCCGTTAAGACAGCCATTTACCCCGTTGGGGATATGGTTATTTACCCAGCACTAGGCCTCTGCTCAGAGGCAGGGGAAGTAGCAGGTAAAGTTAAGAAATGCCTACGAGATAAGAATGGTGTGATGTCCCAAGAGGACCTTGAAGCTATTGCTGATGAGGCTGGGGATGTACTTTGGTACATTGCGGCGCTTGCACGGGATTTAGGTATCTCTATGAGTACTATGGCCCACCGAAATGCTAAAAAACTACAAGACCGCAAAGAGCGCGGTGTTCTTGGTGGAAGTGGGGACAAACGATGAGCATAAATGTTGATCTATCGCGGGACGCCCTGTTTGATGAGCTGGGTGTGGCAAGATTGCGCGAAAGCTACATGCGTGAGGAAGAAATAAGCCCACAAGAGAGGTTTGCTGCCGTATCTGAGCAGTTCTCTAGCAACCCTGAGCATGCCCAGCGCCTATATGACTATTCATCGCAGCACTGGCTATCGTACAGCACCCCCATACTGTCTTATGGCAGAGGAAAACGCGGGCTTCCCATAAGCTGCTTCCTTAGCTACCTAGATGACTCCGCTGAAGGGCTTGTAGACACCTTATCAGAGGTCAACTGGCTATCAATGCTAGGAGGCGGGGTAGGCATACATGTAGGTATTCGCGGTGTTGACGACAAATCAGTGGGCGTAATGCCCCATTTGCGCGTATATGATAGCTCTTGTCTTGCCTATCGTCAGGGAAGAACGCGCCGGGGGTCGTATGCAGCATTCCTAGACATTAGCCACCCTGATATAGTTAGTTTTATGGAGATGCGTAAGCCAACCGGGGATCAGAACTACCGCACCCTAAACTTACACCATGGCATCAACATCTCCGATAAATTCATGCGTGTTATTGAGAATAGCATGAAAGATAGTGACTACGACGATACTTGGGAGCTTGTAGCGCCCCACAACGGTGAAGTCGTGGAGACTGTGTCAGCAAGGGCTGTGTGGCAGAAGCTTCTAGATTTGCGTATGACGACTGGAGAGCCCTATCTTATATTCACGGACACAGCTAACAGGGCGATGCCTGCATGGCTGCAAGAAGCTGGCCATAAGATAAACGGCAGCAACCTCTGCACAGAAATATTCTTGCCTACCAGCAAAGAGCGTACAGCGGTGTGCTGTCTGTCTAGCTTAAATCTGGAATACTATGAAGAGTGGAAGGATAACCCGCTGTTTATACAGGACTGTCTTGAGATGCTCGACAATGTCCTGACTCACTTCATTGACTGCGCCCCAGACACCATTTCTAGGGCCAGATACTCAGCAATGCGCGAGAGAAGTATAGGACTAGGTGCTTTAGGGCTCCATGCCTTCTTGCAGAAGAAAGAGATACCCTTTGATAGCGTCATGGCTAAAGTCTGGAACAAAAACATCTTCAGGCACATTAATGAGCATTGTGCTAAGGCAGATCACTACTTAGTGGAGCTTAGAGGAGCTTGTGCAGACGCAGCTGAGCAGGGAGTAGCCCGTAGGTTCTCCCACTGGACAGCCATCGCGCCTAACGCTTCATCTTCTTTGATTATGGGCAACACAAGCCCTTCTATCGAGCCTTACCGCG